CTACTAAGAAGGAAGAAGAATAATCATGGCAATTTTTCTAAATAACAAAGTTGGTCTAAAGATTGCCACTATCAATCTTTCAGATCATGTAACTGCATTTACACTTAATCGTGTATCAGATCAGATCGAAGTTACTGCAATGGGCGACACAGCTCATAAGTTCGTTACCGGACTTTCAGCAGATACCATCACAGTATCATTCTTGAACGACACAGCAGCAGCAAATGTTCTAGCAACCCTTCAGGCTGCTTATGGAACAACTGTTGCTTTCGCAGCAATCCAAGATTCATCAGCTGCTGTATCAGCAACTAACGTTCTATATTCAGGCACAATCTTGGTTGACAACTTAACAGACATTAACGGTGCTGTCGCTGATGAAGGTATGATGGATCTTACATTTACCTGCAACAGCAAGACAGCAATCGCTTCAACTGGTACTTGGTCATAATCTAACTACTAAAGAAAAGGGCTAAAAGAATGGCAAAGCTAAAGATCACAAGGGCAGATGGCTCTGTATCTGAACATCAGATAACCCCATCGATCGAATACGCATTCGAGGTTTACGCCAAGAAAGGCTTTCACAAGGCTTTTCGTGACGATGAAAAACAGAGTGATGTGTATTGGCTGGCTTGGGAGTGCATTCGCCGTAGCGGTGAAACTGTCAAGATGTTTGGTGCAGAATTCTTGGACACACTCTCAAAGGTGGAAGTCCTCGATGATAGCCCGGAATTATAGGGCGTGACTCTTTTACTTACTTGGTCGCAAGATTAAGTTTAGAAACGAGTATCGCGCCTAACGACTTACTCGAACTTGATTCGAGAATGTTCAAGGCTTTATTACAGGCTATGAAAGATCGAAACAAGGAGATGAAAGATGCCAGTCGCAGTAAAGGGCGCAGTCGCACTTCGTAAAGCCTTGAGGCAGTTCACACCTGATTTAGCCAAGCAATTACCTAAAGAGATGGCAATAGCCCTTAAGCCTGTTGTTAAGACAGCTAGGGGCTATGCGCCTTCCCAGAGTCAAATACTTAGTGGTTGGCAACCTCGACCAATGGGTGAAGGCAGATTCCCTACCTATAACGCATCAATGGTTAAGGCTGGTATTGGTTACAAGACAACACCTTCAAAGCCTAATCGCCGAGGATTCAGATCGTTAGCGCGCTTATTTAATAAGACTGCTGCTGGTGCGATCTATGAAACCGCTGGGCGCAAGACTCCAAGTTCAAGATTTGTGCAAAATCTAAATAGCAAAAATCCATCTGTAATGAAAGGCACTGGCAAGTTAGAAGGTCGTGTGCTTTATCGTGCTTACGAAGAAGATCAAGGCAAAGCCCAGACTGGCGTTCTGAAGGCTATTGAAAAAGCAAAGATTAAATTAAACCAGAGAGCGAGCGTACGCGGATAATGCCAAATATCTTAATTGATCTCGCAGCTGAATTTACAGGCAAGAAGGCCTTTGACAAGGCTGGCAAATCCACAACAAGTTTAGAGAAAAGTGTTAAAAGCCTTGGCCGTACATTAGGTTTAACCTTAAGTGCTAGTGCTGTTCTTGCTTATGGCAAAGCCTCCGTAAAGGCTGCCTCAGACGATATTAAGGCACAGAAGCAGTTAGCCTTGGCTCTTAAGAATGTTGGCTTAGAACGCGATGCAGCGACTGCTGAAGGCTATATTCAAAGACTCGAATCTGAGTTTGGTATTGTTGATGACAAGCTACGCCCTGCTTACGCTTCCCTATCGATCGCGACCAAAAACACTGCCGAAACCCAGCGCATTCTTGGCATTGCTTTAGATATTTCAGCAAGCACAGGCAAAGACCTTGAGGCCGTAGTAGCCGCGCTAACTAAGGCTTACTTGGGCAACAACGCAACTTTAAGCAGATTAGGCGTTGGTATTTCCAAGGCTGATCTAAAGACCAAGTCTTTCAAAGAGATTACAGATCAACTGGCTGTTACCTTTGCTGGATCTGCTAAAACTTCTGCTGATTCGTTTGCTGGATCTATCGACAAGCTAAGCATTGCTTCAAATAATGCCAAAGAGATTATTGGAACAAGCCTAATAGGTGCTTTGACATCTTTGGGCAAAGATAAGAATATCGATAACTTAGCCACTGGCATTGAAAGTGCTGCTAAGTCGCTGGCTAACTTTGTTGATTCTATTGTTTATCTTAAAGAACAGATTAAGTCGATACCGGGCTTTGGCCTTGTATCATTTTTAGGCAGTGGCGTTAGTGATCTATTAGGCAGATTTAGCCCACAGCGTTTAGCAGAATTAATTAAGGCTATTAAGGGATTCCAAGGCATGGGCAATGTTGCCATGACTGGTGGATCTAACATGGACACCCAAAAGTTTGAAGCACAGCAAAAGAAATTAGCTGCTGCACAAGTTGCTGCTACTAAGAAGGCTGCGACTGCAAAAATTGCCGCTGACAAAAAAGCTGCTGCTAATAAAGCAAAACTTGATAAGGCAGCCGCTGTTTTGGATATTCAAAAGATTCAGATTGCCGCTGCCCTAAAAGGCAAGATTAGCGAAGAAGAGAAGACTCGCTTGCTTCTTATGCAAGCCATTCTTGATGAAGATGCTGATGCAGCTGAAATATTATCCAAAAAACTTGAAGAGATTCAAAAGCAAAATGCCAAAATTGCTGCTGATCTTTTAGCCATTGGGCAAGCCAAAGATCCGTTTGCTACATGGGCTGGCAGTTTATCTCTAGCGTTGGCAGCACTCGGCAAAGTAGGCCTAGGCATGTCTGCCATTAATAGCATTTTGGTTCCTGGTGTTGATTACAATCCTGATCAAAATCCAGATCGTAACTATGATGCGAAAGTAGCCGCGGCAAAAGCAGCAGCCGAAAAAGCCGCTGCTGAAAAAGCGGCCGCTGACAAAGCAGCAGCAGACAAAGAAGCTGCCGATAGAGCAGCTGCTGTAAGCACTATTTTTGAAGAAGATGACACAATCGATGACATCTTGGCCAAGGTTATAAATGTTGCCGAAGCCGCTGCCGAAGCTGCTGCCGCTGCCGCTGCTTCTGTTACAGAAACTCAAACCACTGTTGATGCACTTGCTGCTTCAGCCACAAATGGCTCGCCTGTGGCTGGTACTAACTTTAATCCTAGTCAAAGTAGAGATCGCAACTATGATTCTGGTTATATGATGCAAGCACCAGTAACTGTAAATGTCACCGTTACTGGATCTGTAATAGCTGAACAAGACCTTGTTAAAACTGTTAATGATGCAATAGTAACTGGTAACACTCAAGGTTTAAGATTTACTCGACCAGGTTCATTGCAAGAGTTTGAGTAATTATGACACTCCCAGTAATTAACGCCATAATCAACTTTTCAACAGGTGCTGGCTTTGCCTCGCCTATGATTCTTGATTCAGGCGTTCTGGGAGTCAATGCTTTAGCTGATAGCACAGCAGTCACGGTAGATGTGTCTAACCTAGTTGATTCGATCAAAACTAATCGAGGCCGTACAGCTCTTTCAGACATATTCCAGACTGGCACAATGAGCCTTCGGATTATTGATCAGAACGGCGACTTTAACCCGATGAACCCATCATCGCCGTACTATGAACTTTTAACTCCAATGCGTAAAGTAACTATTACTGCTAGTTACGAGGGAACTACCTACCCAATCTTCGCAGGTTACATAACCTCATATAACACCACCACCCCTAAAGATGTGGGTGAAATTGTTTACACTACGGTGCAAGCAGTGGACGGGTTCAGACTTTTTCAAAATGCCCAGATAACCACAGTGGCAACAACTCCAGCAGGTCAAACTACTGGCACTCGTATTGGCAAGATTCTTGATACAATCGGCTGGCCTACTGGCATGCGTGACATCGATGCTGGGCAGACCACAGTTCAAGCAGATCCTGGCACTCTTAGAACTTCCCTTGCCGCAATGCAGCTGATCACCAGCACTGAATATGGTTCACTGTATATGGACGGATTTGGAAATGTTGTTTTCCAAGACCGCCAACTTACTTCTACCAGCGTGGCTGGCACTCCAGTAGTTTTTAATGACGATGGCACTGGGATCTCTTATAACAATGCCCTCTGGAAATTAGACGATACTCTGGTATTTAACAAGGCCAGCGTTACTCGTACTGGTGGCACACCTCAGGTGGCTAGCAACCAAGCTTCGATCGATAAGTATTTCTTGCACTCATTCCAAGAGCAGAACCTGCTTATGGAAACAGATGCAGAAGCCCTAAACAATGCCCAAGCCTTTGTTGCATCTAGGCAAGAAACTTCGATCCGCTGCGATGCAGTTACTTTGGATCTCTACACTGCCAACTATGATGCTGGTATTACTGCCGCCTTAGATCTTGACTTCTTTGATCCAATCACGATAACAACAACTCAACCGGGCTCATCGACCCTAACTAAGACTTTGCAGGTATTCGGCGTGTCACATGACATCAAACCGAGTAACTGGAAAACCACATTAACCACCCTAGAACCCATCATCGAATCGTTCATTATTGGAACAGATTATGGGATACTAGGCACTAACACACTTTCTTACTAAGGAGAACAAATGGCAGCACCATTAGGCTTCAAGACATTCGCCACAGGTGATGTTCTCACAGCCGCAGACACTAACGGATACCTCATGCAGGGAGTCTGGACATTTGCTTCAGCTGCTGCTCGCGATGCAGCTGTAACTAGCCCACAAGAGGGCAACTTTTGTTATCTGAAAGACACAAATGTAACTCAGTTTTATACTGGTTCAGCTTGGTCAGCAGTTGGCGGTGCAGGTGGCTGGACATTGCTAACAAGCGGAACTTTATCTGGCGCATCAACAACTACTGCTAGTTTTTCAACCAGCTACACGGATCTACGGGTTTACATTTTGAACTTTTTGCCAGCCACAGATAACGCAGAATTTTTAATGCGATTCAACGGAGATTCTGGCGCGAATAGACACTTTGGTGCAAGTAACTCGCCACAGTTAAACCAGCCTTTTGCTCAGACATCTGTCAATATGGCTACTGGCAACGATAATTCTGTTAATACTGGCATCATAATTATTGATATTCCAAGTTATTCAAATACAACAACATGGAAAATTGCTAACTCACGCAATGCTACTGTTGATGATGCAACGACAACAAATGTAAATATTGAAAACCGCATTGGCGCATATAACCAAACAACTGCAATTAGCACACTTCAATTCCTTCCAAGTACCGGAAACTTTACTTCTGGTTCTTATCTAGTGTATGGGGCATAATCATGACTGACTTAATTCACCGTATTTATTCCGAAGATGGCACTTACATCGATCGCCCGTTTACCGATGATGAAATTAAGGTTTATGAGGAAAATAAGAAAGCCCATGAATTTGAAAAGAAAGCCATCAAAGAGGCTAAAGATGCCGCTACTGCAAAACTAGCAGCCCTTGGCCTAACTGTTGAAGATCTAAAAGCCCTCGGTTTCTAATGAAGCCAAGATTATCTAAATGCGCAATCCAGTTAAGAGAACAGATTGACGACACCTTCGGAGATCGAGATCGAACTTCTGATGGTTGGATCGGCGATACTCGACACAGCGCGCGCCCTTCAGATCAC